GTAATCACCAAAATCAAATACATCAAGGAAGAAAATGCTAAAGAAATTGGTAATCTTGGTAAGCTTAATCTTGTTCAGCGTGACAGCGTTTGGTCAAGTTTTGAAGCCCCATAGAATTGTATATGAAGGTGACACAGGAGTGTTCTTCAATAAAACACAAGAGTTATTGTTATTGACAATTATTAAAACTGAAAAGGCTCAGAAGAAAGAGATTGAACAGTTATATATCTATAAAGATAATTGTGATAATCAGTTGAAGGATGAACAAAAACACTCTGAAGATTTGAACCGAGCGTTTACAAGTATGGAGACTGAGGCTAAATCTCAAAGAGATAAGTACCAAGAAGAAGTTGTTAAACATACTGAAACTAAATTAAAACTTGATAAACAAAAAGGTAAATCAAAAACTTTTAGAAATATTGCAATTGGTGAAGGTATTGGTTTAATTGGACTACTTCTTTTACTTTTACATTGATTATTAAATTAATTATTCATATTAATTTGATATGAAAATATTAATTACAGGTGGACTCGGGTTTATCGGGTCCAATTTTTATAACTATATTAGTGAAAAATACCCTAATTATGAGTTAGTTATTTTGGATTGCGAGACATACGCGGCGAATCCTAAGAATATTGATGATATTAGGAATGCCAGAGTAATCAAATTTGACATTTTAGATAGAGATAGGGTATTCAAATTATTTGGGACTTATGGGTTTGATACTGTTATCCATTTTGCTGCTGAGTCACACGTAGATAATTCAATTTTAAATCCATTTAAGTTTGTTCAAACAAACATCATTGGTACCCTAAATCTATTAGACGCTTCGGTTAAGTACGGTATAAATCTATTTTACCATATATCTACTGATGAGGTATTTGGACATTTAGGACCAACAGGTTCATTTGACGAGAGTACTCCCTATGACCCAAGAAGTCCTTATTCTGCTTCCAAAGCATCTTCTGACCATTTTGTCAGAGCTTACCATTACACATTTGGATTACCAGTTATTATCTCAAATTGTTCAAATAATTTTGGACCAAATCAACACGAGGAGAAATTAATTCCAACCATTATTAAAAATATCATTAACGGTTTACCAATACCTGTATATGGTAATGGTACGAATGTGAGAGATTGGTTATTTGTTATGGACCACGTGGATGCTATTGATACTATTCTACACAAGGGTAGAGTTGGTGAGACGTATTGTATTGGTGGTGGTAATGAGATGAATAATTTGAGATTAGTTAAAATGATTTGTGATAGGATTGACTACATCAAGGAATGGGAACAGAACTCACAAGAGTTGATTACCTTTGTTGAAGACAGAAAAGGGCACGACTTTAGATATTCAATCAACTACGATAAGATTAAAACTACGTTAGGGTGGGAACCTAAAACAAATTTTAACGAGGCTCTTGATAAAACAATAGATTATTATTTAAAAAAATTTGGAAATTGAATAATTATTTCTTAGTTTTGTCCTATGAATAACAGAACAGTAACAATCACTCATAAAGACTTCGGTCAAATACTATCACAAACATTCACTGACGCAACTCAATTGAAAATGTTTTTGAATATGATTCATGTATCATTAGTTAACAAGGAAGAATTCTCAATATTCAATGGAGTGAATGAACTTACTCACATTCCATATGAAATTCTTAAAACTTGTTTAATTTTTACAAAAGAGAATCAAATTTCATTTACTGAAATAGTAAAAAGTAAAATTTAAAAATCTTTGTAACAACAAAGTGGTGGACGACCAATGGTCGGGTTCTTAAAAAGGTGGGTGACCACCTTTTTTATTTAACAACATATTTATTAGTATGAAAAAAATTATAATAAAAGAATCACAACTTGAAGTAATTAAAAAATCTCTTAATGAGGGTAAGGATAATGATTTGGTAAAAGAACAACTTTTTATAATTTCCACATTAAGTAATGAAATATTAGAATCATTGGATAATGGGGATGTCTTAGACGACTGGATGAAAAGTAAAATTGCTCAGTGTGAAGAGAATATAAGAAATATCGTCAAATCATTTTATTATAAGGAAACTCAGGGTAAACCTGATTTGGAAGAGAAGTTAAAAGATTTAGTAATCGGTAAGTAATTTGACAATTACTTATTTTTCAATTAAGTTTGTTTATTATGAGTTATTTAAAAACATCTTTAAACATTCTTTTATTGATTTTCTTACCATATTATTTGGAAATCTATTATCCATGGTTTGATAATTTCACACCCGATTCTGTTTTTTATAAATGGATGTTTGGGTTTGTCAGACTTGAACTATTAGTGTTCATTGTTGTTTTCATATATAACGTTATCAAAGTTTTAAGTGAACAAAATATTGAAAATGAACAATAAATTTAATATTGCGGTAATCGCCCATGACAATAAGAAAGCAGACATGGTTGCTTTCATTATGAAGAGGTTAGACTTCTTCAAACGTAGGGCTAACATCTACGCGACAGGAACAACAGGTAAACACATTGAGTTTGCCGGTGTTAAAGTTAATAGGTTACAATCAGGACCTATGGGTGGTGACGCTCAGATTGCCGCCAAGATTGTTGATAAAGATATTGATTATGTAATCTTCTTTATTGACCCATTATCATCACATCCCCACGAGGTGGATGTTCAAATGGTGTTAAGAATATGTAATGTGACTGACACACCAATTGCCACAAATTACTCAATGGCAAGTATGATGATTAATTATTTGGAAAGTGAGGAAGTTTAATGTATCTTTGTAAAAAAATATAATATATGAAGAAATTTTTTAATTGGTTTTGGTTGGTATTTTACTGTTTGTTACCAATCTATTTTATTGTAATTTTATTGGTATCGGCGTTTGGAGGATATCAAATAAGTGAAATGATTGATTACAATTGGTGGTTATTCTTTTTCGCATTTGAGATTTGGTTTACTTCTGTTGGTTCAAAAAGAATTGAAGATGGTTGGGAAAAAATAAAAGGGGAATAAAATGAAGATTTATTTGGACGATGTTGTTTAATTTTTAATATTTTGGCATATTTATTATTAAATGATGAATATTAAAAAAAAATCCGGAATATATAAAATAACAAATATCGTAAATGATAAGGTTTATGTTGGAAGCGCTGTAAATATTGATTATAGATTTAAGACACATAAAAGATTATTAAAGGGTAATAAACATTTTAATAATCATCTACAATCGTCTTATAATAAAAATGGTAAAGATAATTTTAGATTTGAAATTGTTGAGTTAGTTAATGAAGATACTTTATTGGAAAGAGAAACCTTTTGGATATCTTATCTGATGGCTAATAATCCTGATTATGGTTATAATAAGAGACTTATAGTTAATAGTAATTTGGGTATTAAGTTATCTGATGTGACTAGAAAAAAATTGAGTGAAAGTCATTTAGGTCATAAAAGGACAGATGAAGCCAACAAAAAAATAATTGAATCTCAGTATAAAATAATTTGTCAATTTGATACGCAAGGAAAATATATTAGGAGTTTTAGTAGTCTACAAGAGGCGGCTTGTTTTTTAAATGTAAAATATACGACATCTATAACTGCATGTCTTAAAAAAAGATTACCATCGGCTCTTGGATATGCTTGGTGTTATGAAGATGAGAAAGAAACTTTCAAACCTGAACCATTAAAACGTACAACTACTAAAAAAATAAAAATAAAAGTAACTTGTATTTTAACTGAAAAAATTACTATATTTGAATCAATAAATGACGCTTCAAAAAATTTAAAAATTTCGTGGAATATGATTAACAAAGCTTTTGAAAAAAAACAATATAAAAATTTAATATGGGAAAAGATTTAATGGGGACACGAATTTATCTAGATGATGTTCGCACACCGAAGGACAAGGACTGGATGGTTGTAAGAAACTACCACGAGTTTGTGAATTTGGTACAGAAAATTGGGATTAAGAATATCTCAACCATTTCATTGGACCACGACTTGGGTGATAGTGCTATGATTGAGTACCATACCAATGTGTCACCTAACTTCAAATTGGATTATGCGAACATCAATGAAAAGACTGGTTACGACGCATCTAAGTTCTTGGTTGATGAGTTCTATTCTCAATATCCTGAAAGATTGGAGATGAATCATTTTGACAAGAAGAAGGAACCAATAATGTTTCCAATTGTTTTGGTTCATTCAGCTAACCCTATTGGGTCAGCAAATATGATGGGGTACATCAACAACTTTTTGATGAACGAATCGAAACCACAAACCTGTGTTAGACACACAATACCTCACACCGTATGATTAGTAGAATATCAATTGACGTTGAATTAACTTTAGACCAACGTATTGAGATTATTGAAAAGATTGACCAACATTTTGATATTCTTGATTTTGGAATCAATAGTAATTTCAATAGAGATACTGAAGACAAGGATTTACATTCACAAATTGATAATATGTATCCTGGTGTTCCAAGAAAGGTAACTGCTTATTATATAATTAATAATTAAAAAATATGTTTTACTTTATTAAAGCTTTCTTTTTTATCTGTTTCTTGGTTGTAATATTCTGTATTGGAATAATAATTCTTGGAGAATATTTTGTTGGTAAGTTTAAAAGTAGTAAATTTGCTGAGTGGTGGAAAAAACATATCATCACTCAAATACCTGAAGATTATGAAGATTAAAGTAACATTATTATCAGATACCCACACAAAGGAAAGAAACGTCCTTGTAAGTGGTGGTGACTTGATTTTACATAGCGGTGATGTTATGAACTCTGGTTATGAGTGGGAAGATTTGTATGACTTCTTAACTTGGTTCAGTGAGTTACCATACAAGATGAAGGTATTTGTTCCTGGTAATCACGACAGATACATTGAGGACAAACCATTTGATGCTTGGAAGATGATTCGTGAGTTTAACGACAAAGGTGTTATTTGTTTGATTGATGACTTCGTTGAGTTTGAGGGATTGAAAATCTATGGAAGTCCTTGGCAACCTGAGTTCTACAATTGGGCATTCAACTTACCACGTAATGGATGGGAGATTGAACAAAAGTGGAAAGATATTCCTGATGACACGGATATCTTATTGACACACGGACCGGCTTGGGGTATCCTGGATACAGTTGTAAATCGTCGTGATTTTAATCTTGGATGTGAGATGCTTACAAAACGATTGGAAACATTACATCCATTAATTCACAACTGTGGACATATCCATTCAGGTTATGGTTATGTTGAGAAGAACGGAACACACTTCTTCAACTCGTCTGTGTTGGATGAGCGTTATTCTCACAACCAAAAACCTTTTGACATTACAATTAATTTAGAAAATAAACAAATAGATATAATATGAGAAAATCAAATTTTTATGTGGTGATGTTATTCACATTACTAACAATTATGGCGACAATGGTATCTTGTACCGACGCGACAATGAGTAAGATGGGTGGATATGGAGATACCTTTACGATTAAAGTTCTTGGACCTGACACTATGATTACCTATCACTCAACAGGAAAGGTTATTAGTGAGAAAGAAAGTGACGGATATTACTTTACAAATCGTGAAAATGGTAAACTGGTTGAAGTGAGTGGAAACATTATAATTGAACAAGAATAATGTTAGCACTTGGATGTTTACTGATAGGGATATGGACAGGGATGTTCATATCCTTTCTTGTGACTAAACCTTTTTATAATAAAGAAAAATGAGTGGACATAGTATGAAAATGTTAGAGGATTACCTCTACGAAAAGAAAAAACAAGCTGAAAGATTGAAAGATAATACATCTCAAAAAGATTACTTCAAAGGACAAGTTGAAATAATCGACGAAATTTTATCAGACATGAAAAAAAAACCCATACCTTTTAATCCTTGGTTGATGCCGTTTTAAAATTTTTTCTTATCTTTGTGGTATGAATAACGAACTAAAATACATACCAACAAAGGAGGCGATTATTGGATACGGTGATTCTATAATTGCTAAGGGGGAAAGTAATGATTGTGTAGTTAGAGCTATCTCATCAGCATTTAAGATGCATTATGATAGAGCTCACGAATTTGTTAGAGTTAAGTTTCGTCGTGAAAACCGTAAAGGTACAAAATTCTTTGTTGGAGGGATGAGACGTATGGAAAATGATGGACAAGACATTAATTTAAAGTCATTTGAAAGCATGGGTGACCAATACGGACATATGGCTTATAACGTTAAAGTAAAAGGTGAGGTAGTTAAAAGAAAAATGACAACTGGAACCTTCATCAAGAAATATCCTGTTGGTAGATATCTTGTGGTTGTTAATGGGCACGCCTTTTCAATCATCAATGGAGAAGTTGTTGGGAATGAAGAAGACGCTAAAATGAAAAAAAGAGTTATTAAACACGCATTTAAAGTTTTGTAAAATGATTGATAATATTGAATTGATAAAACCATTATTAAACTTTGAAAACGAGGGAGACTTTTATATGCTCTACGTGTTCAAACGAAAGAAGGACCAACCTGAAGGTGAGAGAGACAATCACCAATCTGTTCGGACTGTTAAAACTTATTGTGTTGAAAGTATTGAATACTTGGAAAAACGATACGATGAGATTAAACAACTTTGTGAGATGTTTAAAGCTCGGGCATATATCCACGTTCAAAAACAAAACCATAAGGATGTGTCTTTGGAAATGA